CTTCTTAACGCATTTGCCATTTACCTTTTCGTAGCCATCGGGACAATCATCATACATATCTACGTTATGTGTTTCGCCTACCATATACCAAATCTTGCCTTCATATTCGTGTTCGTGTATGCCCTCAACACCTAAATCTGTAGCTGCTTTTTGTGCCATAGCTTCAGAAGAATAGGCAAGTCGGTCATCTATGATTGCAAAATTGTCATCGATTAACATACTTGCCAAGTCTTCCCGTTCTATTTGTTTTAGTTTAGATTCCGCCCAGTTCTTACCTGATTTACCACCCCATAGCAAATAAGAAATATAACCACAAGATTCTTTATCACCAGCATCGTAATAAGTTTCTGCACGGCTTAAATAACTATACATTCTTTTAATTACAGACACTGAAAGTTTTTCTTTGTCCATCAACTGCTTACTCCGTAATTTTCCTATGCGTGTGGCACACTTGTTACCTACTGCTTTATTCAATTCGCGGCCTCGCCTTGCATTGTTGCTCACGCTGTCTGGATAATCGTTATAACTTTCTAATTCTTGTCTTTGTAAAAGCTCTTTCAGTTCTTCGACTAACATATGTCTATCAATATCCTCAAGACTTTCTTGCTTAGTCATATCGTATTTATCTGCAAAATATCCTTCAATACTAAAGCCTTTTATAGTACCCTCTTTAGCCTCTTTGTATAGTTCTTCATCGTCAATCTTCATACTAATCATCCAAGTGCCTTCTGGTACGTTTAAGCCGTAGTGTGCGCTTTTATCTTTTTTCGTGTTTTCGACAATCCAACTCTCGACAATCGTAGTGCCTTTTATTGGTTGTTTATGTTCGTATGTTGCGTTTTTGTGATTAGAACGCTTAAAGAATAACTCCGAAGCTTTGCGTACTGTGTCTTTACTAAAGTAGATGTAATACTCATCTCCTGTTTTATCGTTCTTGCGATAAATTTGTTTGTTAGGCACTAAGGCAGCGCCCATAAGTATGCGCTTTTCTTTGTCTACCTCTGCAAGTAGTATTTCCTGTTTGTTTAGCGCTATAAAGTTTTCTTCTATGGCTGGAGAATGTACAAGCGATACTGCCTCAATTCCACTTTGCTCATCTGATTCGTCTATAATTAATTCAACTATTCTCATATTATAATAACTTTTATTTGTTTATAGTGTTGCATTTTCTACTCTGTTTCTGTCTAACGCTTGGCTTGTAGTGACTTCGCCACTTACTACAAATGCTTGTACAGGTGCTTGTTGTAATTGTGCTAACTGATTGATTGAAGAATCCCCAACTACGTTAAAACTTGGTGCTTGTGCTTCGCCACCACTTGCATTTACGCTTGGCGATTCTCCACCGCCTCCACCTTCAAATGTTTGACTTGCAATAGATGCTATTTGAGCAGCACCAGCTACACCAATAGCTACAGCGTTTGCAATTCTTAAACTTTGTGTAGGGGTGAAATCAGTTGTTTCCGCAAACACCTTTGTAATGGCTTGCGCTGTGTTTATGGTTGCTTGTGCAATACCAACGGCTTTCTGAACATTAAAAGCCCTTTTTGCTTGTTTCTCGCTGCCCTTACTAAACAACTCTGCAATATCACTTATAGCTGTTAGTGATTGTGTTGCTACCGAAATACGGTAATCAGCCAAAGCTTTTGCATCCGCTTTTTTCTTGTCGTCTATAGCCTTTTGGTTGTTATATTCTTGCTCTTGGAATCTTAGCTTTATGTCGTTTTCTTCATTTAAACGCGCTATTTCTATTTCAATTAAAGCATTTGCGTTTCCTTGTGCTGCTTCCTCAAGTGCAAAATATTTATCTTGTACAGCTCTTAATTCCCTTTCTTCGTCTGATAATGTGTTTTGATAATTCTGCTCTGCTATTGCTTCAATTGTGTCTAAAAAATCGTTGTTTTGTTTTTCAATATTTTCAAGACGTTTTCTTTCTCTTGCAATATCAATTTTGTCATATTTCTCTCTTATCTTTTGTGCTGCTTGTTCTTCTTGTTCAGTGTATAATTCAACAAGCTTTTCTCTTTCTTTTGCATTTAGCTTTTTGTTTTTCTTTGTGTCTTCTAATAGCCTTCTAAACCTGTCACGATTTATTTCAAGTTCCTTCTCGATGCCATCTTCCATTAAGGCGTTTTCAAGGTCTTCTATTTTGCGCTCTGCATTAAGTCTGTCTTGTAAGTGTTGTTTATATCTATCAGTTCTAGCCTTCTCTCTGTCCTCTACTCCTTTTGCATAGTCAATGTCTAGGTTAGCCCTTCTTACGTTAAAGTCTGTTAATGCTGCAAAGTTATTGTCTGCTATCTGTTGCCGTAGTTTAGATATGCTCTCGTCAGCTTTAGCTAATTTATCCAACGTAGCCTGATTTATAGCAACACCCTCATCGTCAGCTTTTTGTTTAAGGTTATTAGCTTTTGCCTGTTGAGCCTCTAGTTGTTTTAGTCTTGTTTTCTGACCTTCTAAAAATAACCTTTCTTCTTCATCTATACTTTCTTTAGCTGACTTTCTTTTTTTATTTTCTATCTTCTCTATCTCCTTAGCGTTGCCTCTTGCTTGTTTAATTTGAAGGTCGTACACCGCTTGAATTTGTGCTTGTCTTTTCTTTTCAGCGTCTACTAGCTTATCTATAGCTTCCCTTTCCTCTTTAGCGTTGGCTATTGTTTGGTCGTGTCTTTTTTGTTCTGCCTCAAACCTTTCTTCTCCTGCAAAGTCCGTTAGTCCTATAGCGTCACCAATAGCTTTAAACCCATCTATAACAGGTTTGAATACACCTAGCAGCTTGTCAAAGTTAGCAATTAAAGCGCCTATTGCTACAACAAGTAGACCTATTCCTGTACTCGCTAAAGCTACCTTAAATAATTTAGTTGCCTTTGTTGATTTACCTGTTACTAAAGAATATAAAGCTTGTGTTTTTATAAGCGCTTTTGTTCTTATATCCTTTAACAAGAGCATTGAAGCGCTTTCCTTTTCAAGTGATTTGGCAATAGTATTTACAGAGTTTAATAGCGTTTGTGCTGCCATTAATTTCTGCATTGACTTTTGTAATGCCTCAGACTCAACACCAGTTAAAGCCATCGCACCTTGTACCGCACCGTATCCAGCAACACCGATGGACGCTAATTCCATTACTCCATTTAAGGTTCTATGGTCATCTGCCAGTCGTTTAGTTTCGTTCTGAATATCAACGTATTTATCTCTTAATTGAGATGCTTTCTCAAGTGCTTCTCGTCCTATAGGAGTTTCTCGCCCAGCACTTAACGCAATAGATTGATAAGCTTGTATTTGCTTATTCATATCACGCACATTGAGCGGTACGGTTTTAACTATTTTGTCAATATCCGCTAATTGCTTTTCGTAGCTGTCGCCACTCTTTAAAACCGCATCATAGGCTTTTTTACTATTATTTAAACTTTTGTTTAAATTATCAATATCTTTTGCGGTCTTATTTGCATTGTTTTTAATGTCAATGTCAATAGTTCTTTTTGTCGTTGCCATTATGAATCTTTTTTATTCTTGTTTTTTAAAAGTTGCTTTCTTTTCTCTTGCTTGTATATCGCCTTTATTCCTGTTTCATAATGATACAATCCCTTTGCTATTTGCACATCGTGACTGCCTTCGTAAAATTCGTCTATTTGTAGTAAATCTATTATGTGTTTTAGCATTATCCTTGTTGTTGTATAAATATTTGATTTGCTGCCGTTGTACCGTTGCTAAATGTGTATGTAACTAATAAGATAATTACCGTATCACTTGCACCTTCAGTTCTTAGTTGTTTAGTTGCTATGCTTCCAGCGTTTTCATCTGTTATGTTATCTGTTCCGTCTTCCGTTACGATTAAGTCAGTAGCCGTGTTTACAGGTAAACATACTTCAATTCTCCTTTCTTGAGTTATTGTGCTTGGTGATATCGTTACACCAGCAGTAGTTGTTGTTATTGTAGCACTTACTGCATCGTTTGGAAACAATATATCTATGTTCAAGCATTGTGCGTTATTATCTGGCACTATTATTTCTGGTATTACCCCACCGTCTGCAATTAATTCTCTAAAGTCGTTAATCAAAACTAAATCTACATCGCCTGTGTTCAAGTTGCTTTTCATAGATTCAATCATATATCGCTTGTCACGAATTATCACACGGTCGTTTAGTTGAAGTCCTGTAAGTAAGCTAATTGGCAAATTCGTCTTTACGTTGGTTCGCCTATTTTTTAGGTTATACAAATTAGTTAGATACGGTGCATAGTAAACTGCAAACAAAGTATTTGCTACAGGTTCTAAAAGAAACGTACTTATGTCCGCATTAAAGTTTAGTGTAAAGTCGCTTGTACCTAAACGTAAGTCTTGACCGAATGGTATATATGTAGTCATATTTGTAACACTACTACCGTCATTAAAACGCCATTGTGCGCTTGTAGTGTCATACGCGTACATAATCATTGGCTTTGGTATGTATGTTTGTATGTCGGTGTTTAATCTTTCGCCTATTTGTAAATCCGTGTTTTCGAACTTTTGCATCATCATATTCTCAAACGGCAAATCTATCTTATATTCGCCACCGTCATAGTCATATAGTTGGCTCGTGTTTCCGTAGTCACGACCGCCTGTTATATCTCTAAACGCTTCGTTTGTTGCGCACTCACTTTCTTGATATGAAAAGCTTATGTTTTTAAATAGCTTTATGCGGTCAATCTTAGTGCTTTTAATATCGGTGTATTCTGTAATGTTTACAATAGCACCTTTCTGATACCAGTCGTCTAAGGGTTCGATTTGGTAAACGTCTTTAGCCGTACCGTAACAAGTTAAATTAAACATCTGTAGAATCCCTTTAAAGAAGTCTACTACTTTCATATCTGGCAAGTAATTTAACACGCTTAAAGTTGCCGTAGTTGAAACAGATGCCGTAGCCGTAAATTGATTACTAACTAAATCCGAACCACCACTATAAAAATATGTTGCCGTTTGCTTGTATTGTATAAGCATCGTGCCTGTCATTGGTGCAGTAGAACGAATAAAAAACTTAAATTCTTTTGGCGTATTTAATCCGTCATTACTACGTTGAATCTGTAAAGCACTACTCGAACTAACGTCATATGTCTGTATTAAAATCCCATTTTCGTAAACGTCAATAAACGCATCTACCCCTGCCGTAGCATTGTTCAACGATAGGTTTATAATATGTTTTGAATTGATATAAGTACCACCAGCAGATGTTACCGTTGGGAAGGTAACAGATGGAACATATTGCGAAAGTGTTAAAGTGTCGTTATCTATACTAAAATAATCCGCCGCAGCTAAAGAGTTATTATTGTTTAATGGGTTGGTGCTTAAGGTAGATATGTCTATTAATAACGGTTTGGTATTAAACGTAAATGTTTCGGCATTTTGGCAATACAAAAAAGCCCTTCTAAATCTTTCGTTGTTTAAAAAGCTACCATTAAAAGTAATGCTATAGTGTGTTTGTAGTGCGTTGAATATTTGATAAACGGCAAGTGCTGGAAACAACTCGTTGTAGAGTATTGAGCCACTACCTGTGCTTGGATTAATGTCCGTGCTTCCAGTATCGCCATAAGTTAAGTTCCTTCCAACTATTAAAGGAAAACGAATAGGATACTCTGTAGCATCGTCTGTAATTCTATTGCTAACTTGTGCGAATGTATAACTCATATCCGTACTACTCAATGTGCTAATGTCTGCCAATTTAGTTTCGCCAAACGTATCTTTTAAACTTGCTACATCACCATAAAAAGTAATTTGGTAGCTATACGGTTCGTTGTTTTTTACTTCCGTTTTTTCAAGACTTATTTTACCACGTCTGAATGTAGTTAAATCAATTTCAATTAATGCTTCTCGCCTTACGTTAAAATCAATCGTTGCGTTTACATCGTTTTGGTAAAAGTGTTCAAATACTTGGTTGTTGTTTGGTGTTGCTGGACATGAAAAAGACTGACTAAAGTCGGTAAATACTTTGCTTATGTCTTGTACGTTTTGTTGTATAGATGTAACGTTAATTTGTTCATCATCAAACAAATCTAATTTAACACCTTCTATGTAAACCGATACACCTCTCATTATGTTACGTTGTTTATTAAATCAAAAGCAAAATCCAAGTCAAGTGTGTAGTTCATCGTCCCGTCATTCAAACCTGTTTGCTTTACAAGTGATTGTGTTTTTACTTTAGCTGGAAAAGCATTCGTGTTTGTGTCAAAATCTAAAACCGTAACGTGTTCGCTTAACATCAACTGTTGTATGTATTCTGCATAGCCATCATTTACAAAGCCGCTATTTAGCTTTATGCTTTCGTTTCCTGTTTTGTTAAATTGCTTTATTTGCCCACCACCTTGAGTAGCACTATAAGGCAACGTCTGTGGATTAAATTTGTATTCGTTGCTCTTAACTGCCGTTGTTCTTTTGTTTACTTTAAACCAAAACATTCGTGACCAACTACCATACTTGTTTACAAAGTCTACTACAATAGGGCTATACTTTGGTTCGCATACTGGCTTGAATGTAGCAGTCCAAACAACCGCTGCGCTTGTGTTAATCATTTCCACCTTGTTACCAGCACTTAACCAACCTGTGTACACTCTACCAAATACTTTTACACCAGCAGCACTTATTGTAAATTCTTGTGTTGCACCAGTGCTTAAATTGGTGTATCTTATTTTTTCGCCTACTGCTAAATCTGCATCAAAGCTTCCAGCAAGTGCGTTTCTTTGCGTTGCACTAAACGAACTATCGTAATGGTATAAGTATGTACCTTCGTCTAACAGAACGTCTTGCTTAACCGTGTTTTGCCCTTCCATATATTCACTATAGCCGTTTACGAATTGCCCTGTATCAGTTCCTAAAAGTGTGTATGTACCACTTACGTTTTTGTATCTTTTTATTGCATAGTTCACAAGATAATTTGTACTTGTTGCCGTGTCAAAAAAGTTTGCCGTGTCGTAGTCATAACCACCCATCGTAAAATACTCACGCACATAAGGTGAAACATTGTAATACGTCTTTACGTTGTTTGATGCTGGTATAAGTTTTTCAAGTGTGTATTGTGGATTTGCTGGTTGGCTTCCAGTATTCCACAAGAACAATTCTATTTTAGAACCTGTTTGCCCACTCTCAGAAATTTCTACTATATATGGTGACCTTGCTAAATTCATTTGTTAAGTCTTTTAAAATTTTCGTCTGTTATCTGTTTAAATAATTGCTCTGCTTCAAAGCCAAACATCTCCATAAGTTCGTCTGGTAATTTTTTGTAGTATTTTTCAAACGGTCTTGTAAAGAACAAGCTTGGCTTTATTCCTTTCATCCAAATGCTTCTTATAATTGTTCTTGCTGTTTGTTCGTGGCTCATAAAGCGACCAGTTTTTCTATCTCTAAATTGTATGCCTTTTCGCTTAACCCATTTATTGATACCTTTTGTTAAGCCGCCAGATTGACCGCTGCCAGTTCCAAACCTGTAATTATCTAAACTTTCTCCGCTCTTTACACCCTTAACACCTCTATCTTGATAGAAGCCATATTCTTCCATTTCGAAGCTTATCTCAATACTTCTTTTAGATTCCTTTACTCTTGACTTTAAGCTATTTTGTAACCTACCTGTATCCGTCTTTTTTTGCAGGTTCTTTTTTGCTTCGCGAATAACATTATCACGGAAGTCATTTAATAAATCTTGTATGCTCTTAAATTTAGCCATTAGCAAATAGTCATATCGCTTGGAATTAATATATCACAGGTCATAGTCCATCCAGCTAACTTGTTTTCAAATCGCTCTGTAAATGGCTCGCAAGTTGGCTGCCCATCTATTTGAAATTTATCGCTATATAAATCGCCTCTGCGTAACAACTCATAACACCTGTTAAGAACTTGTAACTGTGTATTAAGTATATATAATTCGTTATCGTTGCCGTCAAACTTGCTTGTTGTTTCGTCTTTTGTTATGTCTACAATGTCCATAGCAAGTATCGAAATATTGTAACGCACTACACTACCTTCAAAAGATGCTGTGTTTACAATTAAATGTACTAAAGGGAATATCGTTTGCTTTGATAAGTCCACTTCGAATATATCGCCCTGTGTCACGGTTGATACTAGTGCGTCTGCCTCAAAGTGTGCTTTTAGTTTGTCTATAATATCAAAATAATTCATCTTCTCATTTGTTGTTTAAGTTCGTTTGCTTCGATTTGGTTTTTTTGTTTTTCGAATGTGAGATAGGTGAGACATTTAGTAAGTCTGTATCTGCTAATTTCGTCAAACTTGGTAACATCTCCTTTAGCGAGCGCATAGAAGCTACTATACCATCCCCATTGACGCCCAAAATTTTGCCTTTCGCTGTACTGCTGGAAGTGGTCATCATCGTCAGTTCGCTCTGTAAATAATTGATTGTAAGATTTAACAATTCGCTTGCGATAGTCCAAAAAAAAAGTGAACTACTTATTGCCACATCTAACGGCGCAAACTTCATTAGGTCTTGCATATCTTCATTGGGCTCGTAGTCTACAATTGTATATTTGTCTTTGTATGTATCTTTTAGTGGTCTGTACATCACCGCCATAGCTTTGTGGTATGTTTCCCAGTTCTGCAAATGGTGTTCTAAATCAACGTATTCTCCGAATGTAATTTCATCCAGCTTAGGTATAAAAGCAAATTCAATATTCTCTATATGAAACCGCCTTATAAGCTTTGGCTTCTCGCTGAACACCTCTGTAAAGTGATTTATTAATTCGTTAAGATGTTTCATCTTTATCTTGCCTACATCTTTTAAATCTATGCCACAGAATATTTGAATCATTTTTTGCGCAATAAATTCATCGTCATTTGACGCCTCTTTCATCTTAATAAATTCTTGATAACGTGAAAGCGGTATATCGCTTAATGTAGTAGGTAGTAATAAATCTAACTTCATATATTAATAACTTATTTTTCGTGTTTTTGTAATAGTGCTATAAAATCGAATACGAACCATAGTTCTTGTTCATACCCAAAGTTTCCATTTCGTGATAACGCACGGCATCTATTGCGTGATTAAAATTGTCAATAGGTTTGTTTAGTCGTTTACCTGTCTTGTCAGTATCCCAGCAGTAGCTTCTTAACTCTTTAATTAAGTTTGTGCTTTGTGATGTAACTAAATAGTCTTCACGTTGCATAACGTCAATACCGTAGTTAATTGAGTCCTTGCCTTTTGTTACACCTTTAATTGTGATTCCAGCTAATTGAATTGTGCGAATACTTTTTGGCTCGGCACTATCTGCATATACAGGTACGTTTTTAGGAAGTAGTTTTGCTATGTCGCTATTTAATAAACCTGTTTGATATGTTACTTCGTTTAAGATTCGTGTTTCGTTAATTTTGTAGATTTGGATTATACTCGTTGGGTCGTTTGAATAGCCAAAATCAAGCCCTATGCCAATTAATCTTGCTTCATCTGGTATTGTATCTATTTGCTTCCAATTGCTAAATACAACACCTTCAAGTTGACCCATTTCGCCGTCTACATAAACACGAACCCAATTCTTCCAGTAGTTGCTTGTAGCTGCTTTCTTTATGTTCTTTTCTATTTGGCTTATAATACCCTCATCAAGTGCTTCGTTATCTTTGTATGTTAAGATAATTTTCTCGGCGTCTTCTTGACCTTCAAGTTCTGTTTGCACCCAAAATTCTGCAGTAGGGTTATAGTCTAAAAATACTTCGTCTTTTGTTCTAATTGACATTTCGTTGTAACTTTCAAAACTTATATTATTACACTCGTTTATGTACAGAATGTTTCTACGCCCACCACGAAGCTTGCTAGCGTCTACATCAGCACTAAAAAACTCTATAAAGCTACCGTTTGAGAATTCGTATTTTAGAAGACTTTTGTTATAGCGTTCATCTACAAACCTATTAATAGACTTCATAATCTTTAAGAAGTCACGCAAAGCACCTCTACGAAGAACTGGTATTGATTCTGCTACTACGCTTATTTCTGTGTTTGGTGTTTTAGCAGCACGGTCTATTAAGATAGGAATTATGCCGTAGGTTTTTCCAGCTGATGTTCCACCTTGTACAATCTTGATTCGTTTTTTTAACGCAAGTATTTTATTTATCGCCGTTGTTCTTTGAAACATCTGGGAATAATGGTTGCTCAATATTAGTTTGTTCTATCTGCTCTTTTAGTGCGTTTAAACGTGCAGTAATGCTTGGATTGTATTGCCCTACCATACCGCCTTTTATTTGGTCATCACGGATTTCTTTGCGTATGCGTGTAGAGATAGTACAAAAATCTTCGTAAGCTTTGTTTGTATTCTCTAAATAATGCTTTGCCGTGAAGTTATATTTATCGTGACAAAAGATTTCAAAGCCTTCTATTGTGAATGGTACTTCTAATGGTTCTCCTACCATATCACCTGTTCTTTGGTTAAGATGATATTTGAATCTTGGATTCGTTTTTGTGTAGCTTTTATACTCTTTAAATATTTCTTCTAATTGTTTTGGGTCTTTAATTTTCTTTGGTCGCATTTTAGTCTTCGTATGTTAAGTAAACTTTTCTCATTTTCTCTATAATTTCACGAACACAACTCGCACAACTTGTAGCGTTTTGCTTTACGTTAAATATTCTATTGTATATTTTTAGTAGTGCTTGTTGTTCTGTTGGCTTAATAGTATTTCTTTCTATGCTAAACCATTCGTGTAGCCAATTGTATTCGTCTTCTAGTAGGCACTCTGGCTTTCGTGTTCTGCTGAACATCTCATTTAGCTTTTGTTTGCGTTCTTCACACCCACAGTCTTCTCCAAGTACAAACTTTGCAACTGCTGCTACTCCTGTTTTTTCTAATACTGTTTCTACTATGTCGCCTACTCCTTTAGGTTCTTTCTTTTTAGTAGTTCGTTTTTTTCTCGCTTTCTTTGGTTTTTCGTTACTCATATCTTTTCGTAATCTTGGTTTATATAATCTTCATAGTCTTCTGCTATGTTTTCTTTTATTCTTTCTTTACAATACTTAATCGTGTGAAATATTGTGCTTGTGCCTATTCGTGTTTGTTTACTTAACTCACGCATCGATATTTTGTCGTTGCGATAAATATTAAATATGCGCTGGTCAAACCAATGCCAAGTGCTTACTTCGGCTTGTATTCTTGCTTCTAACATCATTTCAGCATCTTGCTTTTGTATGTAGTCATATTCTACGCCTAAGTTTCTACATTCGTGTATATCTACTTTTTGATGTTTCTTTCTTTGTTTCATTAAGTCACAAAATATATTTCGTAATGTAAAATGAATGTATGCACGGTTTACTGTGCCGTCTTTTCGTAGAATCTTTGAAACGTCTGCATACTTGTTTAAGCGTAAATACATTTCTTGAACAATGTCTTCTGCGTAAAGTTCTTCGCCATAGCTTTGCACTATGCGTACATAGTCATCGTGAAACTTCGCAACCTTTTTAAGCCAGTTCATTGGTTAGTATCTAAACAAATGTAATGATTATTTTCTAATAGTGTATAGACGAACTTTTAAACAAATAGTTGTGAATAAAAAAAGGGACTCTTTCGAATCCCTTTTTATGTTCTTATTTTTTGTAATCTCGTTTACTTTAATTTTTTGATAGGAAATTGTTCTCTCAATTCGATTAGTTTCTTTTTAGATATTCTAACCATAGGTGAAAAAATCAAACCTCTATCGCCCATTGTTTGCTCCTGAAGAAATAGTCTATCATTTGTTCTAGTCACACAGATAGTCGTGTTTAATTCAGTTTCAAATCTCATTCTTGAATCTTCCATTTTGTTTTGTTTTTTAATTATTTTAATAAACTCTCTCCTTTTGATAGTGCTAACTCTCTCTTACAAGTTCTATAATACATATAATCTAATTCGTTTGTAAGGTCTATTGTTTCTTGAAAAAGTTTACCATTTCTTTTCTTTGTTACTATTGCTACTTCTTTAGTATCTGAGAATAGCGGATTAATTACTTGCTTTGATAATTCGATTCTTACTATTGTTTCTGCGTTTGTCATTTTGTTTTGTTTTTTTGTATATACAAATATAATACTTTTTTTTAATTGTATATACATTTTTCAGTTTTTTTTTAAAAAAAATAAAAAAGCGCCCATTTCTGGACGCTTCCCTTATACAAATTAACCTAATCAAAAAACAAATATACTAATTAAAATGGTAAATCGTCTTTTTCATCTTTTGGTTTGTGTCCGTAACCAGCTTCTACTTCTGCTTGATACGGCTCTGAAAACTTAACACTAAAATACTTCTTGCCGTTTTTAGATTCGTTTAGCCATAGTGCTACTTCTTTTTCTTTTCCGTCAATCATAGCTTTACCTTTGTAGTCTGGTTGGGTTTCCGTCTTTTTGTAATCGTTTTTAAAGA